TTGCTTGCCATTTTATATTCCTCCATACATATCTAATAACGATTTACCATAACTTGATTTAATACCATACTCAGAAGCATACTGGTCTAATTGGAATCCAGCTGATTGTATATCTCTAATAGCAGATGCTTCTCTTTGTTGCATCTGAAATGCAGATTCTCTAACTTGTAATGCTCTTGCTTCTTGTTGTCTTCCAAACTCTGCTTGACCTTCCATTAATGCTTGCATACCAGAACCACTACCTGCTAGTCCTGTCATACCTACCTGTCCTTGTAGTTGTTGCATTCCTAGTCGTTGTTGTTGTATAGCACCAGCTTGTTCTAGTCCTTGTGCTTCACCTAAAAATTGTCTTTGTGTAGCAAAATCTCCACGTTCTGCGGCAGCTGCTTGTTGTAATGCACCATACTGTTGTCCTAATAAAGTTTGTGCTCTTCTTCTTTTAGCTGCTTTACGTTTACGTTCTCTTCTACTGCCAAAAAAACCTGATATTCCTTGAGCAATAGATACTCCTTGGCTTATCATAGTCATTGTAACTGGGTCCATTTTATTCTCCTCCTTCAAACGGCTCAAATACTTGGCCTAAATCATTCATAACATTTAATATATTAAAACTATTACCTGCAACCTTCGATGCATTTTGTTTTGCTTTAATTAACATAGCATCATTTTGACTCATAGGTTGCTCTTGTTGTTGCAAACCCATAATAGCATCACTAAAATTTTTTACACGATTTTTCGTTTGTGTTTTCCAAGCAGATGGACCACCTTGATTGTTGGTATTAATTTGTTTTACTGCTTCTTCATAATTACCATCTTGTAATGCTTTATATGCTGATGGAAATTTATTTTTCCATCCTGTTCCAAGTTGAAAGTTTACATCTGTTAATGCTATTTCAAAATCTTCGCTATCAATACCAAGTTCTTTGGCTTGTTCAGATGCTGCATTCATAGCAGTGGCTATATCATTTTCAAACCAACTGCTTGTTGTTTCTTTAGATAATTTTATTGGATTACCTTGTTTGTCTACAGCTACTTTCCTTGTACCATACTTTGTATTCATATCTTCATATCTATCAATAGAATAATTATTTAAATCTTTTTCTGTTAATAAATGCCCTGTACCCCCAGTAGCTTTACCTAAACTATCTAAATAAATAACATCTAAAAAACCTTCTTCTTCATTTAGTCTTTCTTGTATTTTTGTTAATTTATCTTGTGCCATAACTTATCCTGTTGTTAATTTTTTAATTGCTTCACTTACTATTTCATCTTCTTTAGGTGCAACATCACTCATATCTCCACCTGTAAAAAATCTTGTTTGTCCTGCTGCTTGTGCAGTTGCTTTAATAGCATCTAAATCATAATCTACGTTAGGTATATCCTTTAAATTAACATTAGAATAATTATAGCCTGTTGATTCTGCAAATGCTGGATTTAGCATCAAACCATTAGTCATAGTTGTATCAAGAGTATTATCTAAATACAGCTTACTTGCACCGTCTATTAAATCTATATCAACTTCATCTACTGGTAATATAAATTCTCCTGCCATATCTTCTGTTTCAGAAGGAACAGAATATTCAGGTTTAACTGGTTGTTCTCTAGTGTCCATATTACCTAACATTGTAGGCTCTTCTTCATCAATTTCGTATCGTGGTTTTACTGGTGCAACTAATGATTCTTTAGGAGCAAAAAGACTAATAGCATCCATATTAGAACTTAATCTTGGATTAATATTTAAAGTATCATTTCTTCCTTTAGCCAAAACTCTTTGCTCTGGTGTTAAATCTTTTAATTCAACATTTTTACCATAAATTTTTTCCCCTATTTTACCACGTAAACTATCAGAATCAAATTTTCCTTTTAAATAATCTGTTTTGAAATCTTTTACAGCACCTTCTAATGCATACATAGCTTCTTGTCCTGTTTGATATCCTAATATACCTGCAGTAATGTCATCAACGACACTACCCTCATCTTTTTTCTTTCTATAAATTTGGCTTAGTTCTCCACGGACTTGTGCCATAATTAAATCTGCTCTACTTGCCATTATTCCTCCTTATGGTGCTAAATCTGAACCTATACATGTTATATCTAAATCAGTGTTAGACACACTATTGTTCGTAAATGTTATTGTTTGTGCACTGTTATCATCAATGCTTTTTAATCTTTCATACTTAAATCTTAAATAATACGTACCAGCATTAGCTATAATTACAGATGTAGTATACGTATCACTTGTACTAGGTGTAGATGATGTACTTGCTGATACCAATATTCTACCATTTAAACCTGATTGACTACATTCTATTGTAGTATTGAGACTACCATTTGTTAATGTAATAGTTTTACCAGGTGAATATGCAACACCATTATATCCAGAAGCTTCTATAGTAAAATCTGCTGGTACATTAGACCAAGCTGTTCCTGCTGCAGCTGTAGTAACATTACTTATAGCACTATAACTACTTGCATGCAAAGGACTTCCTGTATTTGTACCGTTTTGTGCTCTTGCTCTTACATAGTATGTAGTACCAGCTGTAATTCCACTATTAAAAGTATTACTACCAGTAGCACTTCCAGATGCAGTAGTACCTTTAACGCTAGGTGTTACATATGCTGTTTGTAAATTTCCAGAATCAAAAGTATTTACTGTATCAATTTCAACTTTCCAATGTCTAGTAACATAAGCTTCGCCACTTATATCTACTGTTACAGCAGAACTAGTTGTTGCCGACAAAATAATTGATGGTACATTAGGTACTGCTGAATATTTGGCTATAACATCTCCATCGTCATCTACATTTATAATTACATCGTTATCAGACAATACTGGGTTATCTTGACCAAACCAACCATTTACGTAACTATCTGGTAATGTACCTCCACCTGAACCATCTTGATTACCGTTAAAATCTCCACCAGTTCCATAAAAATCTACTGCTGAACCTTGTGCACTGTCATATATTTTAGAATTAACAGCAAAATTAATATCATCTGTATAGTAACCAGTTGCTGTAGCATTATCTGCTGAAGTAGTATCTCCAAATTCAGCACATTCTAATAATTCTGTGTTTGTGTATGGATAAGAAACACTAGTACTTTGCCCTGTTTGTTCTGTTAAATGTTGTAAATCTCTTAACTGATAAGCATCTATCGTTGTTGCAAACTGGTCTTGTATAGTAAAAGAAACACTGTCTATATTGTAAAATATAATTTTATAATACCAGGTCCCTACCGCTAGACTTGTAAGATTGTCTTGAAAAGAACCAGAAGATGTACCATTTTGAATAAGTGTTCCTGGTTCAATAAAAGAACTTCCAGCAGAACTAGACCTGTACAACTGATGAGAATAAGAATTAGAACCGTAAGTCCATGTTAATGTTATAAACTGATTACCTGTTCTTGTAGCAGTTAAATCTCCGTCAGGAGGGCCTGCTTCTGTATCAGATGTTGCTGCAGTAGTTGTTCTTCCTGCACTTGTTGTTCCAATGTTTTGTGCAAGCTCTGTACGAAACCATCCGTTAAATGATTTAATATATAAACTTTTACTACCTTCCTGATTTACAATAACTGTATCTCCAATACTTCCTTCTGCATTATTAGGTATAAAGTTTTGCTCTTTTGCAGGAGTACTGTATTGTTGTTGGGCTTCATGAAACTTTTTAACCATTTCTATTTTTTTAAACAATGTTTTAGAGTCTTTAATCATCGTTTTACTAACTCTCTGTATACAATTTGAATATCATTAATTTCAAATCCACTATTAATAATTCCGTCTCCATAACTTTGTAATTGTAAGGCAAATGATTTAATACCTTGAAAATCTGTACCAGGAACATCTAATTTTGCTGTAGTAAATCCATTTGAACCAGTATGTGGTAAAAAATCTATTGATATAGCTTGTCCATCAACATCAGGAACACCAAATACTTTTATGCTACTTGTACTTGGCTGCTTATAATTTACATATATGGTATTTATATTTTTCTTTGTATCTGGATTGCCAAAATCAAAATCTTTTGTTTGTAACACTACATCAGATGTTGTTGTTGTTAAATTCACAGAACTATCACTCCATTCTTTTAATACAACATTGCCGCTTGTTGGTTTGCTTAAAAATAATAAATCTCCATTTGTATTATTAACAACGTTAGACATACTATCCATAGATATATAACTACTGTAACTCCATGACTGAGATTTAATATCAAACTGCAATAGTTTATTAGCACTACTATTAAATATAAATAAACATTTTTTATTAGGGTTGTATGCTATAGTAGCATCATCGTGATAATAAGTTGATTGCCAATTAGCTAATCTTGGTTGTCCTGTTTCATCTAAATTAATATCTATAACTCGTTGTCCATCATATAAATACACAGAAACTTTGTTGAACCAAGCTATAAATCCTTCTCCGTTTACTACATGATAATCTTTTTCACATCCTCTAAATTTATATTCACCTTCTAAAAACTCTATATCTCTTGATATGTTTATAATATATAATGTATTTCTTTTAAATTGTAATAATTGATTATTAATAGATTCTAATGCTGTTATTTCATCTCCATCATTTACTTCTACATCTATAAAATTATTAGCTCTAAATGTATCAAACTTGTTTACATCTGATTTTAACACCGTATCTGATTTAATTACCTTATCAGTACCTTCATAGTAAGATACATTGCCTATATAAGCTCTTCTATTAGCTATAGACGACGTTTTAAACCCTGTGCCTTGTCTACCCACAACAGATTGATTTAAGTTCAAATATGGCTCATTTTGAGATAGTGAAAGTAAATGTCTTGTGTAAAATTTATTTGCTATAGGATTAAGGGGAAAACTATAATATTTATTAGTACTAGTAAATATTTCCATAGGTTCGTATTTATTATTACCACCAAAACGTAATCCTTTTGAAAAATCTATATCTAATAATAAATATTTTTGCTCTACAGACTCTACAGATAAACCATTATCATCTTTATTAATTAATGCCCAATATATTTTAATACCAGTTTGTCTAGGATTTGTTGGTATTCTACCAGCTAAAGCTATATTTAAAGGCCTTGTATATGATTGATTATTACCGCTTATAGAAGGCTGTAACACGTCTCCAATATATACAGGATATGATTCTTGATTTCCATAAACATTAGAAGCAAATAAACCATAAAATACTTTTTGGTCACTAGTATATACACGTATATTAGAATTGGTAGCACCTACTCCAAGGTCAGTTGCTGTAGCGTTATTAGTAAAAAAAGAATATAAAGCAAAAGTTCCATGTCCTTCAGAAAGTGTCATTGCTGCTGAAAACTTTGTATTTAAAGCTGCAACAGTATTCAAATTAGAATCTGTAATATCACCACCACTATCTGTACCAGTTAATGCTAAGCCATCATTTAAAACTATTTCAGATACTCCCAAGTTAAAAAATTTATCAAAATAATTTTCAGGGTCATAATCATAACTACCGCTACTAATAGAACTTTTTAATGGTGCTATATATAAATCAGATGCATAATAGTTTTCATATAAATGCCCTATATCGTTCGTACCACCAGCTGTAGTAGCACTAGCATTACCCATATTATATGTTTTTTCTATATAGCCAAACCATTTTGGAGTATTGTTTGTTTTAGTTGTTTCTGAAGACAATCTTACTTCACCATCTACTACAAATGTATTTATTCGAGAATCGTCACTTCCATAATCAATTAAAGCAGACGAAGTGCTTCCTTCTATTAAATTGTAGGCATAAACATTTTCATTAGCTGCGTCATTAACTAACAATAGTTCATTTTGAGAAATACTTGGTTTGCTAGCACTATCAACATCTCTATCAAAAGATAAATATGTTAAGCCATTACCTTTATAAAAAGTAGATTGACTTTGACTAAAGTTACTACCTGATGATTCATCAAATCCATCATAAGTAATAATATTACCAAACAATCTTAATTTACCTGGTATTTCATTGTCCAAACCATTTAAAATTTTAAATTGATTATCTGATAAATCTCTAGGATTTGTATTGTTATCTAGCCCACCACTAAAATTATTTACGTTTATACTTCTTTTTGGCATTTGTCTTCTTCTTTTTTTTGTTATACAATCTTCTAGTACTATTAGTAGAAACTCCTTTAGACTTTCCCCCGATAGATTTACTTGTTACCGTCAATTAACTCACCCCATAAGGTTGTTTTACCATCAGTTATCTC